TTAGCCTGGCCGAGCTGAGTTACAGAAAAAGTCACTTGTCTTTAAAAGAATAAGAATAGATTGGTATTGTTGCGAGAGTCCCGGGAAAAATTATTTAGTTGTTGGGTTGCCTTTCGTATTGGGTATCCACCGCAGCGGGCCAATACTCCAGTCATGACTGGGTTTTTTACGAGGTTATCCCATCCTCAATAGGCATGGGGGACATTGCAGTCCCCACGATCTGTTAGAGAAGATCGCCGCTTGCAGCCAGGCGTTGCTCCACGTCAAGACGATAGGCAGGGTCAGTCCGATACTTAGGATCAGAGATGGCACGAGCCAGTTCTGCTTGACTACGGAATCCTTTGAGGGAAGACTTCACCGACTTTCCAGATACTTGTTTGCCCTCAAAACCAACACTGTCTTTATAACGTTGGCTAAGAGCTTGAACTGCAAAGAAGATAGCATCTTTATTGCCGCTGTTGACTACGTTATCAAACGCAGCAACTTCATCGGGTTTAAGATTGTCTGCTGCCCAAGCAAGGGTTTCATTATAGGCAGCTTCACCTCCAACGGAATTAAGAATCGCAGTAGCATCAGAATCAGACAATTGCTGTTGCTGAATTGGCGTATTCTTTTGGAGTTCCAAATAAGCATCAATGAGTTGCTCAGAAGGCATCTCCTTAAGCTTTTGGACAGTCTCCGGCTTCAGCTGGTTGGAGTTACTGAAGTATTCATCAGAAGCTTCTTGGAGAAAGCGGGTGGCTTCAGAGTTGGCATCTTCGGCTTCTTCAGAAGAAGAGTCGTCTTCGTTGCTTTCTTCAGAACCAGCTTCTTCTTTCTTTCCAAGTTTGCTTTCCAATTCTTTGTATGCCTTTTCCAAATCTTCAGCGGATTTGAACTTACCGGCATACCGAAGTTCGGACTCGGCGTCCTTTCGAGCTTGTTCATATTTTGCAAGATTGCGTTCTTCTTGATCAGCAATCAGCTTATCACCAAGCTCCACAAGCCTCGCTTCTTCTGCCTCACGGGCTTCAGTTACTGCGGGGTCGTTTCCGTCAAAAGTGATTTCAGCCATAAGAGTTTGGTTTAGTGGGTGACAAGGGTAACTTTACCAAGACCAGGAGTGATAACCTTTTTCTTGGCTTCTGGTTTAACTTTGTTTGTCTTTACTGAGGGTTTGCCAGCAGGCTTTTTCTTCGGTTGAAGAGGTGTTACCTCAGCAGAAGGCAAATCAGTGATCTCAAAATCACTCGGGTTCAACGGTTGGTTGTTGAGGTCCAGTGGTTCTTGTGACGACATTTTGGATGTTAGCTAATGTTTCAGCAGCAGCAGGGTTCTTAGCAGGATCCATGAGAGGAGACTTAGCAAAGTCGCTAGCCTGGTTCATCATGGCAGCCTGTGCTTGCTGTTGTTGTGCTTGCTTCATTTCATTGTCACGTTCCTCAGCAGTCTTAATAAGCTGAAGCGGATCAATACCTTGAGCAGCAGCAAGGCGTTTAATTGCTTCATCGGGGTTGATGAATTTCATCATGGCCTCAGGTCCAAGGGACTGCGACACGGTTTGAAGGAACATCATCAGTGATTCCCGATCCTGACCACGACCGATACCTTCGATACCAGCAATGACAGTTGGGAACACAACACCCTTAGGAAGTTTAGGCAACACACCCGAACGTTGCAACACAAACATCTTCCGTTGAAGATACGGACGCAACAATTCAGTGGTCAGGTTGCCATAGATACCACCCAGCTGTTCGTTAAGTTCTTGCTGGGTAGCGCGAATCTCTTCTGCGGTAGTACGTTCTGATTGACGTACCGTAAGAATAAGAAACGCTTCGCTCAGCCGTTGTGTCAGCTGAGTAATCATTTGATATGCCGTTGAAAAGTCAGCTTGTTTGGCTACTTGTACCACTGACACATCTTCTTGACGGCCTTGGATAATTGCTCCGTTTCCGGCCTTTGCCAAAGTAGCAGGCTTAACGGTAGCAGAAGGAGATACCAGAAAGACAACCTTAGCAGAAGCAGCGGAACCTTCGACCATGGCTTGCATGAGTCCCTCAAGCGACTTAAGGTCACCGAGGTATTCTTCAATGCGGCCACGTCCGTAGTCTTCTCCATCGACAATGTTAAAGCGAAGGGGAAGCCAGGGGGTCGTGTTCTTTGGAGCTTTGCCGTAGCTTTCTTCAATGATCTCACCGTCTACTTCTTGGCGCCAACGCCATTGACCGTCTGTGAGTTTGGCCCAAGTATAGACCGCAGCCTCATCTTCACCAACAGTAACATCAATAGAAGGAGTAGCAGTGTTGTCATCTACTCGATTGATAGAGCGTTTTGGCTTTTGAAATTTTTCAGGTAGAAATTGACGGTTGATTGATTCAACAGTAACGATCTCGGTGGGCTGACCATCTCCATCACGGACGACCACATAGCGGTCAAGAGGGTACAGTTTGACACCACTCGAACCCATGTAGACCAGGACATTCCCGGTTACAATCAGATGCTTCATTGCCTGATGTAGGACCACTCGGTCCTGTGATTCGGCAACGTGTTGCATGATAACCCGTTCCATTTTGGACAGGCTCAAGTCGATCTCAGATTTGATCCGAGCATCTAGATTGGGGTCCGAGGCGAGCTTACCGTCGTTGATCTGAAGCTTGAAGAACGTAGCTGTTACAGGGAACAGGCTAAGCATCAGCTTCGAGGCCATGACGTTCGCGCCTTTGGCACCGATTGATTGCCAAGGAGTGGGCAGCTTCTGACCGTTAATTACACCCGTAGGAGTAAGAAGGTAAGGAAGACTGAGGCGAGCACACTCCCTAGCAGTATCAAGAAAGATCGTTCTGTCGCTAGCGAGTCGGGCGTACCGAGATGCGGCAGACGAGTTTTCCATTTATTAAGATTGTGGAGTTTGAGGAATATTAAGACCGGTAACTTGACCAGTCATTTGGCGAGGAGTAGGCATTCTCAAAGCCGCAGCGCCGCTTGGTTGCCGCCCAGTTTTGCCTTTGACAGCAGCACCGATAGTAGATACACGAGCTGCTTCCGTAGGAACTTGCATCGGGGGTTCAGGCGGAGCTGGCGGCGGCGGGGGAGGCGCAGGCATCTGTGGCATTGGGGGCGGCGGGGGCATTTGAGGAGGAGGAGGAGCAAAACACATTGTTTTAATCTCGATTGGTTTTTGATTTAAGATACTTAATGACCGCAATAGCCCCGGCCTGGAAAGCTAGTTCCCGGTCGGAGATATTACAGTCAGGAAAGCGATCAGGATACATTTCTTCAAGCTCAGCAATGAGCCGAAGAAGGTCTACCTTGCCCCCAACAACCATGGTCAGGGACAGGACATCCTCATCTAGGTAGGCCATTTAGCCGTATTGTGGAAGGTCAACGTTACTTGCCTCGAAAAAGGCGGGCATTCTGGCTCTTTGCGTGTCCTTAAGACCTGGGGCCTTACCACGCTCATAGAGGGAATCGGATTGATTCATCCAGAAGTCTTTGTCCAAGTACTTGTTTTCGTTGGACGAAAGAGAATCCATCACCCATCCAACAGTCGCTCGGCGTAAGCGATTGAGGCTTGATGTGGACTTGAGGCCCAGCTCGGAGCAGACCATCGAGTGTATGGCGACGTGCGTTTGCTCGTCTCTGCCGATGTCTGCGGCTGTGCTGCGGATTCCGACGTCTCCATTGAATCGGAAGAAGGGGAGGATGACGAAGAAGACACTGCGCTCAAGGATAGCTGCTTTCAGAATTGGATGCTCTGGTGCGTCTAGCCAAGCCTTGAGGATGTGCTTTGCTTCATCTTCATGCTTCTGGTTTGCACCGTGGGCATCAATGACATAGTTCAAAGCCTGGTCGTGGCGTTCTTCATCCAATTGATTAGAAAGAAGAGCTTCTCGTAGACCAGGAGTATTGGGTAGTTCGCGCTCAAGTCCCTGCTGAAGGAACTCTCGCACAGGAAGTTCTAGGTGGCGGAGGCCAAGGGCGCGTTTAAGTGCGTCCTCAGCCCCTTCAACCACCTGTCCTTTTCGAACAGCCAGAGGCGTCCATTTACGCTTCCGGCTGACAACTTGATCGTAAGGCGACAGGATTTGGCTCATTCTCCGCAGGGGATACAAATTTCGTTTTCTGGTTTGATTTTGGGACAGCCGCAATCAGGATCAACTTCTTCTCCCTCAAAGCCAAAGAGATCACGGAAGTTTTCGTCAAGAGCTGCGAGGGCGTCATCCTTGGATTGAGTATCAGGCATCACCTGAAGGGAATAGTAAAGACTTGTCTGAGGAGAATAGATCCACTCATAGATAAAGTCTCGGTCATAAGTTACAACATCAGACCAGCTGTTAAAGCTGTATCCATGGAAGAGTAAGGTGTTCTGGAAGAGACGGATAATACCATCAGC